CCTAAAGGTAATCCGCCACTAAAATTAGAACTGTCTGATCCGTTTAATTTTACCGACGTAGCCCAACTATTTGCGACATTCGTTCTAGTTAATGCGTGGTTATATTCGCTCCAACCTAACTCTGAAACTTTTAAATCACCCAACTTCATAAATAGATCTATGAAATTAGAAAACAATTTACATTGAAAAACATAATTACCACCTGAGATCATTACTTGTTCTAACTGAAATAAACCATTAAACAATAGTTCACCGTTATCACTCCAATATTTAGCAGGAACTCTTAATGTTGGATCAAAGTCAAAACCTATGTTTGTCGTTCCATTTACTGTTGAAAGTGAAAGTAAATAAGTAGAGCTAAAGAAATCTAAGTTCTTTTTAGTTCCTGATATTGCTAAAGATTTTGAGTAATTTCTTTTTCGTTTGTTAGGTTCTTTAATATCAGCAATAGAGAAATTCAAAGGGAACGGAACACCCTCTGTCAATTCTATTTCAACACCGTTTACTTGTAATCTTCCTATCATACAACTATTGATTTTCTAGTGTTTGGTAATTTCAAAGTAACTATCTCAGTATATTCTTCAATAAATCTATCTTGATTTTCTGTATATGCAGTATTTTCTATGGTTACTCTATCATATGTAGTGTCTAACATATAAACAACTGGAGATAAATAACAAGTTGATACTAACCAATTCTGAGTAGATTGATTAATGTAGTTAGAAACTAACTGAATACTATCAGATGCACTCTTAAAGTAACTTAAAACACCACTATTTGAAGCGTCAAACGTATAAACATTATTTACCCATTCACCAAATTGCTTCTCGTATGTCTTAGAAGTAATCTCACTTGAATAGATAGCGTTAAAACTAAAATCAAAAGTATCAAATGAACCGTATTTATTTATCCAATATAGTGGAAATCCATTCTGACACGTTCTATTAATGTAGAATCTTTTTATTTCAGAAGATACTAAACCCGTTGCTACATCAGTAACGTAGTATTCTATATAAGAAGTAGTAGAAGTAAAGGCACTTGCTAGTATATTTGTGTTTAGATTAATCTGAGTTACTTTATTATTAGCAGTTGTTGTAATAGTATCTAACAATGTACCGCCTGAATTATACAACTTAGCATAAACATTAACATTGTAGTTAGTCATTATAGTTACTAAGTAGTTATTACCCTCTCTTACAAGTGTGTCGTTAGGCATATCAGTAAAAAACTTTATACCGTTATAATCTGTATAATCGTAGTTACTAAATTCTTTATTATCTAGTCTTGCCTTCCATACATTTATAGTTGAACTTGTTGTAGTACTTCCAACTGCTGGAGTTGATCCGAAGTATTCTTTAACTATAACATAAACCTCTCTATTATTTAAAGCATCAGCAGTAAATGTAGCCTGATTAATAGTCGGAATATCTAACATTGTTTTAACCACATCCGAAGCATCGTAATGGGAGTAAATACCAACTTCGGGGTAAATCTGATGTGTACCAGTTAATGATCCACTTACATACAATTCTACTAGATAACTGAAATTAGCGTTAGCGGTGTTATTACTAGAGAATCTCCAGACTATTGGATTGTCGGATGGTGTGTATAATTGTGGACTTGAATGTATAGTTACTGCCATGGTGCTACTATTGTTAATTTAATTGATTCGCCTAATAATTTCTTTATTGGTTCTTCTAATATTTTTACTAATTTTTCGTTTATTACATCTTCATAAAATGGACGTGCTTTTTTACCATACTTTTTAATGTTGGTTTGGATAGCCCAAGCGAAAGCATCGTAATCTGCAAAACCCTCAGGTAGTGTTATTCCTCTATCACTTTTCCACGCTAATATTGAATCGTGAAAACTTAATGTTTGTGTAGGTGCTGAACCCCAAGATGGTGCATTATTATTTTGCTCGGTACCATTAACACCGTAGTTAATATACTTCCAATAGAAATCCATTGAGATATTAACCTCAACTTCATTTCCGTTTATAATTACATCGCTTGGTGTTATTCCTTGTGATAAGTTTCTACTAGCATTAATATCCCTCGCTTGAATAGACTGTTGTAAATCGTCTATAATAGCCTGATTTAGTTTAACAAGTAAATTACCTAACTGACTATTAGATTTACCGTTTAAAACGTCCTTTGCGTTCCCTACGTTTAACCCGTTTAATATGTCCGCTTCGTTTACTTTCACCTTCTTTTAATTAACGCTTTTTGCTCTAGTTGTTTCTTTTTAACTAAATGTGTTAAAAATTTAACTCTCGAATTAAATACAAAGATATTCATTTTTATAACATCATTCCATGTAATGTTAAATTCTTTTGATACTTCATGGATTATTTCTTGCCACGCATATTGATTCGGTTTAGTTTCTTTACTATCTTTTGGCTCTCCATATAATTGTCTATTAATTCGACGTATTTCTTCAAAAAAAAACCTTTCAACTCAATGAAATCTATCATTTTAAAATGTTCTTTAAATAAATCGTGCCTACTTGAACGAGGATAAACTATATTATCATTAACATCTAACTCTCCGTATGTCGTACCTTTAGGAATATAACAAGTAGTTGCTAATAAAATTGGATCTTTAGCGAAGTCTGAATGTTGACAGTCAATATGAAAGCCTATTGGTGCTTTATTCGGATCAACAAATACAAAGGTTTGTCCTTCAATAGTTATTTCTTTAGGTGCTTTACCTGACATTTTAAAGTCTGAAAATAAAGAAATACAATATGTGAACATTGCGTTAATATCATTTACATCAATTGTCATTAATTTGTTTACAGATACTAGGGTAATGTTCGCTAAGAATAAAACTTTCGTGTTTAAAGTGATATTATCCTCTTTGAAACTTGCATCTTCAAATGCTTTTAAATGTGAAATTCTATAATCGTTTATTGTTTTGGGTAATTTAATATCAAAAGTTTTCATCTATTAATTTATTTTGTTTGTTACAATTCTTACTTTGTTCCGTATGTATATTTATATCAGTCTTTTGCTCGTTTATCCACCCTTGCGAATGTGGTAATAGCATAATGTTTTTGCTTTGTTTCTTCGCTTCAATACTAAATATAATATCCGACATTTTCATAAAGGTACTAGATAAAATATCTTTAGGATTGAAATAGTTTGTATTGAATGCAGTTACACCAGTCCCAGCAACATCAATAAATTTAGTGTCGAATACGTTTCTAAATGCTGAATAACTTTCGTGTCCCGTGTAATAGTTCAATCCTTTACCTTTCAACTTCCTTCCATGATAAGTTACTATACATTTATGCTTTTCAATCTCCTCAATAGTTCTTTGTACATAATCACCAGGATAAACTATATCATCATCGCAACTGAAATAATAAACATTGGATCTTAACCCGTAGAACTTACCTAAATCTGTGATGTCTTTGTTTATGTCGTTGTCGTATATTACAATCTCATCTACTTGACCGTTCAATGATTCAATAGTTCTTTGTAGTGTTTCTTCACGCCCTTTAAATGTTGCAATACCACAAACTATCTTTAATCTTGTGAACTTGTCCTTAATCGCTTGGATCTTTTGTTTCCTTGCTTCTTGATTTACTTTAACCCCTAAACTCTTTTGCTCTGAATGTCTACGATAGTTATAAAGTATAGCATCTGTGTATCCTAGTTTTAAACCATTGGCTAAACATCTTAAATTAAATTCGTATTCCTCAGCACACGTTAATGATTCATCAAATAAACCTACCTTATCAAATACAGATTTATGATACATCAATGTACCACCATGAATAACATTAACTAAAAGCATCTCGTTAAGTGATGGGTGCTTAATTCTAGGTGTTTGTTTCTCAATTAAATGTCCTTTAACGTTGTAAGATACGCCATGAATGAAATCATTACCTTGAATAGCCTTAACACTATCCTCGATTGAGTTAGGAGTTAAATAATCATCTTCGCACAAGTATTTAATATACTCTCCTTTCGCTCGTTTAATACCGTTGTTAATATTAGTTGATACATTTACATTATCGTTCTGAATTAATAATTCAATGTTAGGATACGTTTGATTCTTTACACTTTCAATCGCTTGATTAAGATAACCTCTATCAACTGAGTAAGGGATAATAATTGTTACTAATGGATTCATCCTATTAATTCTAATATTCGTTTACCAGTTGATTGTATCGAATGGTTATTTCTAAAATCTAACTCAGTTAAATCTTGTATCGTTTCTGTGTTAAATTCTTTAAGCAAATGTAAAATTTCTGTGAATTCATCTTTAGTGTTTGCAATCTGAAATGGCGTTAAACCATAAGCATTGTGATAAACACCCATATTTAAATCGTTAGTAATTACCAAACATCCTAAACTTGTTGCTTCAAAAGCAGTAACTCCGTAACATCCGTATGGCTTTCCGTTTAATTCAGGTTTAAATAACTCAACATATATATGACATTCTCCAATTCTTTTAAGGTTTTCAGAATGTGGAATTATATTAGTGTCTATTCTTATCTCAAAATCGTTTTTAAATGGTTCTAACATACTTTTAATCTCATTCGTTCCCTTTACATCTGAGTTACTTGGATAGTGTCCTACAATTAACTTTCCACCTTTTCTCTTTTCAGTTGGTTCTAGTTCAATATGTGGTGCTAGATAATGAATAGGTTTATCGCATAGGTTAATAAATTCAGTTTGATCTGTTATAACTACATCAGCATCTTTAAATATAAGATTAAATTTTTCAGGTTCTGCTCTATATCTACTGCCTGAATGATATACTACTAACTTACTTTTGAAATTACCAATATTTACAAGGTTTAAAATGATTGAGCAACTATGGAAAATCTGAATGATATCAAATTTATTAACCATTGATATTATTTCCTCTCTTGTTATAATCTCGCTTTGTGATTCGTACCCAAATGGATGTGGATTCAAAACGTAG